GGTGGCATTATCCTTGCTTTACGGAGCAGGGATGCCACCCATTGACATTGCACTGGAAGGTTTGCAGTGGTTTATTCGCTGTGGCGACGATAGAGAGATTGAACCCGGCGGTAAACGCATGATGTGGTTCGATTTCGATTCTGCACGGTTGTACGCATCGTTTCGGCAGACGTTCGGCATTGAGCTGCACAAGGTCAATCTGCACTGGTTTGAGTTTATGGCAATGATGGAAAGCCTTAACGAAGATTCGGCAATGTCTCATGCCCTGCAAATCAGAGGCACGGACACAAGCAAAATGAAGGGAAAACAGAAACAGGAATACGAACGTCTCAAACGTAATTTAACCCCTGCACCCGCACTTTCAGAAGAGGAAAAGGAAGCTATTGACGCTTTTTGGGCGCAGATCAATTAGAAAGGCGGTGAATAAATGGCGGATGGCTCTATCAGAATCGACGCTACTGTAAGCGACGAACAAGCGAAAAAGCAGATTGCACAAATGACGAAAGACATTGAGAAGCAATCAGCCGCCGTAGATAAACAAGCCGCAAAGGTACAAAAACTTGCTGAACAGTGGAACAAGGTAGCTGCTGGAGGCACGAAGGGCATTAAAATGCAAGCCGACCTTGCAGCAACGGAGAAAGAAGCCGCACGTCTGGCTGCTCGGTTGGATGAAGTAAACGCTGAGATTGAAAAGGCTCAGAGCGATTACAACACCAAACTGAAACAGGCGGCAACGGGCGCAATCCCACAGGAGGAATTCTCGGAATCGGCGCAAAAGCTGAATTCGCTTGTTGCTGAATCGGATAAATTGGGCGAAGCTCTGCGAAACGCAGATGATAAAGCGGCACAACTGAAACAACAGCTTGCCGAGATCAAGCAATCATCCACGATGAGCAGCGCCGGTCAGAATGTGCGGCAAAGCCTTGCCAATGAGACCACGCAGTTAGAGAACATGAAGGCCGGGCTGAAACAGTCCAAGTCGGAAATGAATGACTTCGTAAGTCAGACAAATTCCAAAATGGCTAAGCTGAAACGAGTTATTGCGGGTTTGGGCGCTGGCTTGAAAACGTCTGTCGGAAGTCTGCAAAATTTTCTCGGCGGCAAATTGGGCGCAGCGATTGACAAGCTCAAAGCCAAATTCGCCAATTTCGGACGTTCCAGCCAAAAGTCCATGAAGAAAGCAACGGGCGGCGTACAGTCGTTCGGTGTGCGTCTGCGATCTATCGTTGCGGGCGCGTTGTTCTTCAACTTGATTTCCAAAGCGCTTACGGCAATGGCTGACCGTTTGGGCAAGGCTCTGCTTGCGAACCAAACGTTTGCAAAGTCGTTTGGACAGGTGAAAAGTAACCTGCTGACGGCGTTTCAGCCTATCTATGAATCTATTATTCCGTGGCTGAATAAGCTGATGCAGGCTCTTGCACAGGTAACGGCACAGATGGCGCAGTTTATCGCGTCTGTGTTCGGTACGACCGCACAGCAGGCACAGGAAAATGCAACGGAACTGAACAAGCAAACGGATGCACTGGATTCCACGGCATCGTCTGCGAAGAAAGCTGAAAAGGCTCTTGCATCGTTCGATACAGTCCAGAAATTAACCAATAACAGCAGTAACACGACCGACCCGAGCGCACCTAAGTTTGATACGGATTATTCCGCAGTAAAAAATCAGACACCGCAATGGCTCACTGACTTCTGGAAAGTATTTCAGGATTCGTGGGCGCAGTACGGACAGCAGACTATTGAAAGCGCAAAGAACGCTCTTTCTGCGCTGAAAGACATGGTTTCCGCTATCGGTCAGTCGTTTATGGCAATCTGGACGAACGGAACCGGACTTGAAACGCTGAACAATATTCAACTGCTGTTGCAAACCATCTTCGATCTGATTACCGCCATTGCAACGGCATTTACCAATGCGTGGAACACGAACAACACGGGCGAACAGATGTTGCAAGCAATTATGAACTTGCTGAACACGATCATTCAGATTATCACATCTATTGGTCAGGCGTTCATTGCGGCATGGAACGATGGTAATGCGGGACAAATCATGCTGCAAAGCATTATGACCCTCATTACTACGGTGGTTCAGGCAATTAGCGCAATCGGTCAAGCGTTTTTAGCTGCGTGGAACGATGGTAATGCTGGACAAACGATGATAAACACCTTGATACAAATGATTACGGCGGTTGTAAACCTCGTTAATTCTATCGGTCAAGCGTTTATTGCGGCGTGGTCTGACGCAGGATTAGGCGAAAGTATCTTCTCGAATATTCTTTCCATCATCACGAATATTGAGAATACGATAAAATCACTGGCTGAAAACCTGCAATCTGCGTGGGAATACAACGGGAATGGCGTAGCTGTTTGGGAGAGCATCCTCAAAATCATTGATGATGTATTAGCCGGAATTGATAAAATGTCACAGGCAACGGCAGATTGGGCAAGCGGTTTGAATTTTGAACCTCTTGTCACGGCATTTAACAATTTCATGGCAGCGCTCGAACCGGTTGTAGACCTGATTATGAACGGCCTTGCGTGGGCATGGGAGAACGTTTTACTTCCACTTGCGAGCTGGACTATCGAAGAAGCTGTTCCGGCAATCCTCAATCTTCTTGCGGCGGCGTTGCAGGCAGTATATAAGGTAGTATCTGCGCTGGCTCCGATTCTGCAAACGATTTGGAGCATTATCAAACCTATCGTTCAGTTCATCGGTTTTTCTGTTATTTCTATTATCAAGGGACTGACAGATACCATTACGAAACTGGGTGACGCTATTTCCTTTGTCCTTAATCTGATTAGCAAAATTGGAAGTGGCATTGGAAGTGGTATTTCGTCGCTTGTTGGCGCATTGGGTGGCGGATTAAGCGCATTTTCGCTGGATTCTCCTACTGCTGCGTATGCACTTGATATCCCCGCCCTTGCAAACGGCGCGGTTATCAGTCCGAACAGTGAATTTCTCGCTCTGCTGGGCGATCAGAAAAGCGGCGTGAACGTGGAAACCCCGCTGTCTACCATGATTGATGCGTTTAACGCGGCACTGGACGCACGCGGCGGCACGGGCAACAGCAGTCAACCTATCGAGCTTTACATCGACGGCGCGAAGTTTGCACGCATTACCGGCCCGTACAACAGCGGCGAAACGCGGCGGCGCGGCGTAAGTCTTGTAACAGGAGGTGCATAAATGGAACTTACCGTAGACGGAAAGAAGTACAACGTCCTTGTTACAAGCCTTACCCGTAAATTTCAGGTGCTTGACGGCGAGAACGCAGAGCGAACGCTCAGCGGCGCAATGATTCGCGACATTATCGGTACGTTTTACAACTACGAGATTACGATTCTTCCCGCAGTTGGCAAGTACGGCGACTACGATGCGCTGTACGAGGTTCTGAGTGCACCGCAGGACAGTCACAGAATTGTTGTTCCGTATGCACAGAGCACGCTTACGTTTAACGCATATGTTACTGCCGGACAAGACAATCTCATCCGCAAGAAACCCGGAGAATCATACTGGACGGGACTTTCCGTTCAGTTTATCGCAATGGCACCGCAAAGGACGTGACACATGGGAACCAATACAATCACATATCTTGACCGCACGTTCGATGCACACGATGTAATCAGCGGAAATGCGTACTATGCGCGTCCGCTGAACAGTGCCTCGCTGGAAATCGACACGTTTTCCTTTGATGTGCAGTCGGATGATACCAGTTTAACGGAGTTTATCCGTAACACCCCACTGACTTTCTACCATGACGGAAATCAGATGGGGATTTTTTATGTGCAGACAATCTCACGCACCTCTATCAACACTTACCACTTTACTTGCACCTCGACCGTTGGCTTGCTGGATGAAACCTACCACGATGGCGGTATTTATACCGGCGAAACTGTGCGCGAAGTGTGTACGGACATTTGCAAGCCGCTGACCTGTTATGTGAAGTCCAACATTGCCAACATCAAGCTGTACGGTTGGCTTCCTATTGCAACGCGGCGCGAAAACCTTGCGCAAGTGCTGTTTGCTATCGGTGCAACGCTTAAAGTGGACTATAACGGTGCAATCCGCATTGAGGGTTTGTGGGACGGACAGTCCAGCGAAATCACTGCAAGTGAAATGTATGCGGGCGGCTCGGTAGAATATGCAACTCCGGTTACGGAGGTTATCGTTACTGAGCACGCCTATTCGCAGAGCACAACGGAAGTTACGGAACTGTTCAACGGCACTACCTCAGCGGGCGATAAGATCACGTTTGAAGACCCGTGCTATGATCTCGAAGCCACAGGCTTTGAAATCACAGAAAGCGGCGCAAACTATGCTATCGTTACCGCCGGTTCCGGCGTGCTGAATGGCAAGAAGTACACTCACGTTACGCGACAGATTATCACCCCGACAAACACCCGCAGCCGCAGTCTGGTTAAACAGTCTGACAACACGGTAAAGGTTGAGAACGCAACGCTTGTATCTCTGGTAAACGCAAACGCTGTTGCGGAACGCCTTGCCGAATATTACAGCCACAATGAGCGCATCAACAACAAAATCGCCATCAAGCGCGAAATTCCCGGCGATGTAGTGCAGATTACGCACCCTTACGGCGGTGAAGTAAGCGGATGTATTGAAAGTGCAGACGTTACCGTGTCCGGTAGACTGGCAGCGCAAGAAAGCGTGCTGGTCGGCTATAAGCCGCAGGATATCGGCGAACAGGAGTATTACGATACGGTTGAGGTTCTGACCAAAGACGGGACGTGGACTGTGCCGGATGGAGTTACAAGTGTCCGTATTGTTCTGATTGGCGGCGGTGCAGGCGGCGATTCAGGCGAACGCGGTGAAAACGGCGAAAGTACAGATGAAGCTACCAATACCCACGGAATACGCCCCGGAAAAGGAGGAAAAGGAGGAAAAGGAGGAACCGCAGGCAAGGGCGGAAAAATTTATACTATCGAACTGAAAGTAACTCCAAACGATCAATTCAATGCAAAAATCGGCGTTAAAGGAGTAGGCGGAGAATATTCCTCTGATACTGTGAATGCAGGAACAGCTGGCACGGACACTTCTTTCGCGGGATATACATCGCAAGATGGCGCATCATCTTCTGAGGGATTTTTTGAACCGACAATGGGAATAACGTATGGTGTATGGGGAACCGATGGAATCACAGGCGCAGATGGCGGTGATGGAGGTGCTCCAAGCACCGACGAAAAGGTGAGCGGCAATTCGGGAGGCGATGTTTTAACATATCTCGGAGGAAAGGGTGGAACTGGCGTTCGTGGAACCAAAAGAGATGGAACCGTTGTAGGCGGTTCTGGCGGTGGCGGTGGTGGCGCTGCGTATGGCATAAATGGTTCGGATGGCGGAAATGCCATTATGAACAGTGGCGGCCTGCGAACAATTCATGGCTATACAGGAGGAAACGGTGGAACTCCAGATGCAATTATAGCACCGACTATATACGGCGCTGGTGGACACGGCGGACACGGTGGCGGTGGCGGCGGCGGTGTAGGCGCTGTAACGCTCAACGCAACTTATTCATCAGAATCTGGAGGAGCAGGCGGAGCAGGAACAAGCGGGACTGACGGTGCACCGGGTTGCGTCCTTATTTATTATCGCCTGCCTAAAGCACTTTCTGATTCCGGCGCAGTCCATGACAAGAACGGCAAAATCATTTCAGACAAATACGGAAGGAGGTTGGTTGTTTAATGGCTGATACTTACTATACAAGCCGGTACGGCGGTGAGGACATTGATAATGCAGTCGATAAAGTAAACGACACCTCAGCCGGAAACGATGCACTCAAAGCGGCATTAGACGCACTGACTGCGCGTGTCGCGGCATTGGAGGGTGGCGGAACATGATTCTTTTCAACGATTGGAAATTAACATCAACTTGTGATTTCCTCGCTATGCAGTATGACAATCTCACAAGAAAATTGTCGGTACACGGTGATTTGCCCGCAGGATATGACTGGGATATGTTTGTAAGCGTCGGACCGTATTTTGACATCTTACGGCTTACTCCGGACGAAAACGGAGCGTCTATTGTTCTGACCGCCCCAATGCTTGCTATCTCCGGTGTATACACCATGCAGCTGCGCGGAACGCAAGGCGATAAGGTACAGCACACGAACAAAATCACGGTGTTTGTGCCGTCGAGTATGTCGGGAGACGCGCATTGGGCTGAGATTCCAAGCGAATTTACGGAGCTGGAAAAGCGTATGCAGCAGCTTGCAAACACTTATCCGACCGTAGGTGAAAACGGCAACTGGTTTATCGCTGGTGAAGATACTGGCGTTCCCGCCAAGGGCTTAACGCCTTTCATCGGAGACAACGGTAACTGGTGGATTGGCGAAGAAGATACCGGTGTACCTGCATCGGGCGGTGGGCATGGCAACGTGTTTTCAAATGATGTTTCCGCTATTCGCGTCTTGACCCGTGTAGAGTATGACGCAATCGAAAAGCACGATGAAACTGTGCTTTATCTGATAACGGGGTGACGGAATGTATATCGGAGACAAAAGCATTATCGCGTATTTCTTAGGAAAGATGGGAATTTACGAGGCGTATTTGGGCGATGAATTGCTCTATCGCCGCAAGAGTTCCTACCTTTACCTTGAATTAAACACAAAAGGAGTGTAAAACATGGCATCTTTCTTTAACTTAACACTGGACACGACCGCTCCTGCCGGGCTTACCCTCAAACTGAACAACGGTGCTGCTTATGCAACCAGTACGTCAGTAACGGCAACGATCGGTCTGACGGATACCGAAACTACCGGCTACCAGATGAAGATTTGGGGCGTGGCTGGTGCGGAAACGGAAGCCGAAGCGGCATGGGCTACGTTTGTAAAGTCTAAGGCGATCACGCTGACCACTGGCGACGGCCAGAAAACCGTATCTATTAAGGTGCGAGACGACGTAGGCAACGAAACCGCAACTGTTACCGCGAAGATCACGCTGGATACCGCTGTTCCGGTTGTTACGATTACCGGCCCGGACAAGAGCAAGATTTCTAAGGTGGCAACCTTCAATGTATCTGCGTTCTCGTTCTCTGCAAACGTGGACTTCGAGGAATACAAGATCAAGGTTGTTCCGAGCGAATCCAGCCTTGAAAATGCCGGTACGCAGATTCCGGTTACTGCCGGTTCTACCAACACCAGCGGTACTGCAGGTGGCTACAAGGCCGACACTGCAATCAATGTCACTATCAACGGCGCAGACCTCGAAACTGCATCCGCTGGCGACGGCGTGAAGATCGTCAAGGTGTTCGTAAAGAACGCCGCCGGTACTTGGAGCGTGGCGTAAATGGCAGCTCCGAATCTGACTTTTTCCATCACGGGAGAGAGGATTTCGGCGGTTTCTGGCTTCGACAAGGTGATTGTTGCATTTCAGTCGGACATTCCGTACAAGGCATTTGAATGTCGCGCTACGATGTCCGGCGAGGAATGGGGCAGAGGGAGAGGGACGCTCATTGCGTCCTTCTCTCAGACCCCTGCCGCAACACAACGTCAGTTCGAGGTCTACGATGATTTCCTACTCTCTGGCGATGGCGAATATCGCATTTCCCTCTACGCGCAGGGTATGGATGGCAGTTGGAACGACAACTGGGGCTTTATCCCGTCTGACAGCAACGAAACCATGCTCGACGCGGACGGAAACGAATTTCTTTGCATGAAGGAGTGATGGCATGGCTTATAATTCCTCTCATACCGGCGCACAGATTGATTCTGCGGTCGGTAAAGTAATTGAAAAGTCGGGAACATGGGATAACAAGCAAGATAAAATCAAGGGCAAGAAAGGGCAGTATGCAGGTTTTACAGAAGACAATGTACTTGGCGCTGTAAATGCTCCGAGTTCTGGCGGTGGTTCAATCATCACCATCACGTTTGCGGCTGATTTTGTCGGTCAGGCATGGACGCTCAAGGGCGGCGGTGAAACCTACACCGGCACAGTGGACAGCAGCAAGACGGCAACTGTAAGCGTACTCGGTATCAATACCACCTACACGCTGTCGTGCGTGCTGGACGGCGTGACCTACACCGCCGAGGTGACGACCAAGGCGTATTACACGGCGCTTGCAGTAACGCTTGAGAAATTCCAGAGTACGATTACCGTAACCGTAGATAGTGGTTCAACGGTAACGGCTACGCTCGGCAGTACGGTATTGACCAAGACAAGCAATGGTACGGCTGTGTTTACCGTCGGTAAGGCGGGTACTTGGACAATTAAGGCTATCAAGGGTGATCAGACAGCAGAGGGCACGGTAAGCATTACCGCCAGCGGTCAGAGTAAGTCGCTGACGCTGAGTTATGCTAACGTGTTCGGTGTGATGTGGGATACGAGCAACAGCAGCACCGCATTGACGCGCTTAACTCCGAGCACCGACCCTTACGGATTGGTTACGCGGTCGGTGACGACTGAGCCAATTCCAGCTGTCGGAACTGGCTCTGGAAGCAGCTTGTTTGACAGCTTTATGCCATGGAGCGGCATGAAAGAGTGCAATCTGAACAATGCAGGCGCTGTGACAGCATGGAAAGGTGACAGCGGGTTCTCACGTTCTAATAACTTTACCATGGTGTTTATTCCGGAGTTCTATATTGCGGCGAAACGTAACGGCACAAAGCAGTATTTCTACGTTTCGGACAAGCCGAAAAGTGGATTTACAAAGCATCCTGGTTCAAATAAATATATCGGTAAGTATCACATGACCCGTGGAGGGTACAGCATCAGCGTCGGAGAGCCTGTTGTCTCTATAACTCGCGATACGGCAAGAAACAAAGCTAAAAGCATTGGACAAAAGTTCCATTTGTACGATTTCGCAACGTATTGTGCGATTATCTTTTTGTATATCGTCGAATTTGCGGATTGGAACTGTCAGAGTAAGATTGGACAAGGATGCACTAATAATTCCTCTTCAATCAATTCTGGCGGCACAGACAGCATGACCTATCACACGGGACGCGCGAGCGGCACAGACGGTAAAACCGCAGTGCAGTACCGTTGGATCGAAAACCTGTGGGGCAATGTATACCAGTTTATTGACGGCTTTAACGCCAATGGTACAACGGCGTATTACTGTACTGACCCAAGTGAGTACGCGGACAATACCTCGAGCGGCTACACCAATATTGGCACGCTTTCCGGCTCTGGTTGGATTAAGGATTTGACTGTTACCGACAATGGTTTACTGATTCCGAAAACGTCTGGTGGCTCGGGAACAACCTACGTCCCGGACTACGTTTATTCCTCGTCTGACTGGCGCGTGCTGTATGTTGGTGGCGATTGGAGCAATGGCTCGTATGCAGGTCTGTTGTGCTTCTATGCGGACGGCGCCTCTTCGGATTCGTACTCGAACGTCTCCGCGCGTCTCCTGTGCGAGGCGTAGCCTCGCAATCCCCTCCGGGGGTCCGGGGGTCGCAACCCCCGGCATGTTTCAAAGTATAAATTTTAATCTAAGCAGGGACTGTCTGCGCGTCGCGGAGCGCGTGTCGGTAAAGATGGCACAAGCACTGCTTAGTCGGCTTGGGCGGCTGAAATGGTGTGCCAGCAAAACGATAATGGTTAAATATGTACGTCCAGTGGGCGTGCAAAATTTGAAAGGAGTGGTACGAATTGAGAGTGCACGGAGATGTCAAACCGCCTGAGGTTGCGGCAGGCAGTATGCCAAACAAGCCCGGCAGGGCGTGGGTACGGCTGACCCAGAATGCCAAGCAGGAGAAAGACAAGGACGGTCATACCGGTTGGGTGTACGATGAGTACATTACTGAGGTGGATGACACACCCGGTCTGTTAGACGAGGTAACAGCCAACTACGACAATCTGCTGCGGGAAGCCAAGGCGAACGAGAAAAGCAAGGCTGACCTCGTGGCAGAAAATGAAGAACTGGCGGCGCAGAACGCAATGCTTAAGCAGCAGGTGGCTGCGCTGACCGATCAGCAGTCTTTTTACGAGGACTGCATCGTGGAAATGGCGCAAATTGTTTATGCGTAAGTTAATCAACAATATTCGAGAACGTTTTGAAAGGACGGTTATTATGATGGCAATTTTGTTCGCGCAGAGAGTAATCCTCGGCAAGTGTGAGTTTGAGCAGGTGCCGAAGAAGTTGCGGAAGCAGGTAGCGGAAATCCTGATCGACGAGTGCGGTATGCCGGAGCTTGTGCCTGCTGAGTTCGGCGGTACGGCGGAGTAAGCACACGATAAACACAACGGAAAAGGAGTAAAGTTATGTATCCCAACAACATCTACATCAAGAACTACGCAGAAGTGAAGAAGTACCACGGAGACATGGGCGTGCAGCTCGATAAGTTCGATAACGCCCACAACCTCAAGCATGACGCGCTCTCGCGCGCTCAGTACAAGCACTGGCGCGCACAGCAGACCGGCGTGCCTGAACTTCTCAGCGTTGAGGATAAGCGTCTGCTGGGGATTTGATTATGCCGACGGAAGTTATCTGCACCATTATCACAGGTGCTGCCGGAATTATCTGCGCTGCTATGGCGGCGCAGTCCGGCAAGCGTGATAAGAGAGCAAAGGAAGAATCGGAGCGGGTAAACCGGAGGGCGGAACAACGAGCCAAAGAGGGACGCTTACAGCTTGCAATGATTAACGCAAACTGTCAGCTTACCGTTGGCGTAGCAATGGCATTAAAGCGCGGTCACTGCAACGGAGAGGTAGAGGCAGGACTTGCGGCTATTGAAAAGACAACGAAGGAATACGAGCAGTTCTTAGAAGGAATTGCTATAGACCATATTGCGAGGTGAGAGTATGAAGGTAAATATCCCTGTACGAATGAAGAATCCGTGGTTTTGGGTTGGCGTGGTGTCCGTGGCGATTACGGCAATTGGTGTTGACCCGCAGACGTTTACGAGTTGGGCGGCTGTGTGGGACGGCATTGTTTCGGTGCTGTCTAATCCGGTGCAGCTTTGCACCATGTGCCTTGCGGTGCTGGCGGTGTTCATCGACCCGACGACGGCGGGCGTGACGGACAGCGCGGCGGCGCTGACTTATGTGAAACCGAAAAAGGAGGATAAATAAAGTGAAGAAAGCTATGTTATCTCAGCCGATGGCCGGCAAGACGGATGAAGAAATTGTTGCAACGCGTGAACGTGCTATCAAAGCACTGACAGAACGCGGCTTTGAGATTATCAACACCCTGTTTACGGACGAGTGGTACAGCAAAGAGAGCATGGCGGAGCGCGGTGTAGTGCAAATCCCGCTGTGTTTCCTTGCAAAGTCACTCGAAAACATGAGCCTGTGCCACGCTGCGTACTTCTGCAAAGGGTGGGAGAACGCACGCGGCTGCAAACTGGAACACGAGGCAGCAAAAGCCTACGGTATCGAGATTATTTACGAGGAGTGATTGGATTGAAAATCACTTTTAAAGGCTGCAACCCGAGCAACTATCAGAAGGGACGTTCGTTCCCGATCAACTGGATTTGCTTACACTTTACGTCCAACAACGGCGATACGGCACAGAACAATGCAGACTTTTTTGCAAGAGAAAGCGGACTGCGTGCCAGTGCACACTACTTTGTAGACCCGAACGGCGTTGTGCAGAGCGTAAAGGACAGCGACACGGCATGGCATTGCGGCAGGGAGCGCGGCGGCAGTTACTACAACGACTGCCGGAACGCTAATTCTATTGGAATTGAAATGTGCAGCGTCATCCGTAATGGCGTGTACGTTATCCCGGAAGAGACCATGAAGCGTGCAGCAAAGCTGACACGGGAGCTGATGGCAAAGTACCATATTCCGGTATCGCGCGTGTGCCGTCACTATGATGTGACGAGGAAAAATTGTCCCGAACCGTGGGTACGCAATCCACAGTTGTGGCAGAAATTCAAAACCATGCTGACAGAGAAAGAGGTTGAAGATATGACGGAAGCACAGACCCGCGCAATCGCAAAGCAGGAGATCAGCAAAGCGGAAAGCGCAAAGAAAGTATACAACAGCGTTGCCGAATGCCCGGCGTGGGCGAAAGACACCGTGCAGAAGCTGGTGAACAAGGGTTTTTTGCAAGGCGACGATCAGGGCAAACTGGCACTGACGACCGACCTGCTGCGCCTGCTGGTTATCAACGACCGTGCACACCTTTACGGCTAAGTTGCGGACGGACATAAAAGAGGTATAATACTATCAGGATTGAAAAAACGCATTGTTCCTGCGCTCCTCGAAGCCTTATGAACCTACATAGGGTATTGACGTAGAGGGCACGGGACGGTGTGTTTTTATAGGGTGCGAAGCGCGTAAGTGTGTCGCACCCGATTTTTTTATACAAGGGGAAAGATATGCGGTGACACCATAACGAGGGGATACCGCATGAAATTAACGGAATTTACAAGGCCGGAGGTGGAATACTTCCGGCGTGAGTGCAATTTTACACCAGAAGAGCGCGCCGTGTTTGACCTGCGAACATCGGCGCGCTCTATTACTCAGATTTGCATGACGCTGCACATGAGCGAAAGCACGGTGCATCGTCGGTTGAACAGCATCAAATGCAAAATGCTGCGCGTGCTGTGACAGCAAGTTGACAGATTTGTGACAGGTTTTCACGCCCGGCAGACCTTATACTGAAAGTATAAGGAAGTGATCGCATGAGTTACGAACAGAGACTTGAACGCATGGGGTATGACCCTGAGTGCGCTCGTCGCATTGTAGCAGTTTACCGCAACGCAGGCAATACAGATTGCTTAGAGGAGTATATATCCTACAAAGAGGCGGTAAGTAAATCCATCAGCGAACACGTTACGGAGGTGCTGGGTTAAAATGGCATATCCTTATGGTTACACTGGCTACACGCCGCAGTATCAACAGCAGTACCCGCAACAGCCAATGCAGACACCAATGCAACAGCAGGTGCAATCTCCACAGCATATTGTACGACCTGTGGCAAGCGTGGAGGAAGCGCGTGCGGTACAGACGGACTTTTCCGGTGCGCTTACTATCATGCCGGACACGGCACACGGCGCGATTTACACTAAACAGCTTAATTTGCAAACCGGCTGTGCCGACTTTGTGATGTATCGCAGAGCACAGGAGCCGGAAACGAATAAACCTGCGGAAATAGATTTGTCAGATTATGTTCCGAGAACGGAATTCAACGAGCTTATCCGACGGTTTAACAAGTTATGTGAACAACTGGGAGGTGCAAACGATGGTAAATAATCCGATGATGCAGGTGTTGCAGCTTATGAGGAACGGCGGAAATCCTATGATGATGCTGAACCAAATGACTGGCAATAATCCTATGGTGAGCACCCTAATGAAATCCATGCAGGGCAAAAGCCCAGACGCGCTGCGGCAGATGGCAATGAACATTGCAAAGGAACGAGGAATCGACCTCGATCAGTTTGCACAGCAGTTCGGCATGAACATCAAGTAAATACGAAACTGTAAAAAAACAGACGATTTTTTACGGTTCCCTTTTCAGTTACGGAATCTTGATGAAAATCCGACGTGAATTTGTCATGTTCGGAAAGCGTACGGTTCCGATCAAATATAACTGAAAAGGAGAATTACACTATGAGTGACGATTCGATGGCTCTGGGCTATGCACTGGGTCAGGACAGCAACGGTAGCAACAACGGCTCCGGTATGTGGGGCGGCGATGGCTCGTGGATTTTCGCATTTCTGATTATTGCACTGATTTTCGGCGGCAACGGCTGGGGCTGGGGCAACAACGGCGGCAACGGTGCGAACGGCGCAGGGTATCAGGGCGCGGTTACTCGCTCCGATCTGTGCAGTGAGTTCAACTTCAACAACCTGTCCCGTTCCGTTCTCGGCATTCAGGACGGATTGTGCAACGGCTTTTACAGTATGAACAACGGAATGCTTACCGGCTTCAACACGCTCGGCAGCGCGGTTTCTAACGGCTTCCACGGTGTAGACAACGCAATTTGTCAGCTCGGCTACCAGAACGCACAGCTTATCAACGGCGTAAACCAGAACATGAACACTGGCTTTAACGGCGTAACTGCTGGCCTTACTGCTCTGGGTACGCAGATGGCAAATTGCTGCTGCGATACTCAGCGACAGGTGGAGCGTGGTTTCTGCGATACCAACTACAATGCCGCTACCAACGCACGCGACATTATCCAGTCCACCCACAACGATACCGACCGTATCATTGCGCGGATTGACCAGATGGAAACTGCACGTCAGGCAGAGAAGATTGCGGCGCTCCAGACGGAGAACCAGACTTTGAAGTTTGCCGCATCTCAGGAAGCACAGAACAATTATCTGGTAAACGCTCTGCGCCCGGCTCCCGTTCCGGCGTTCCCGGTTCCGGCACCTTACCAGTTTTCCGGCTGTGGCTGCAACACCTGCGGCTGCTGAGATACGATATTCAGGAGGGGGAGCAATCCCCCTGCCTTTGATAGGAGGGAATAGTTATGGCTTGCAAGCCTGTACAAAAACTGTGTCCGAACCTGCGTATCTCACAGGGCGTGACTTACGCAAGCGGCGTGCTGACGGTGAACATTCCGGCGGGAGATTACCAGAACGGCTGCGTATACGGAATCGTAATCGCTCAGAACATTCCGAGCACAACGATCATCGGCGCACCGGTAGTAATCACAATCGGCGACGGAACGGTAACGTATCCGCTGCTGAAATGCAACGGCGCACAGGCGACAGTGTTTAATCTGGACACCCGCCACAAATACCTGTGTCGCGTTGTCACTTCGTCCAGCGGCGGCAGTTTCCGAATGCTCGGTAATTCCTGCTGCTCTCATTCTGACACGCTGCGGTCTATTAACGGCACAGCGCCGACGGTGTAAGGGGGTATCATCATGAAACGAGGAACCCGAATGCTGTTGATGCAGCACACCCGCCGAGAGAATGCTTCGCCGGAGGAATGGAGAATCCGCAAGACGTATCCCGAAGATCGCCAGCATTACGGCGTGCGGTATCGGTACAATCATATTGAGCCTTACGGTTACTATGATGAGCGTATTCACGGCGGCGAACCGGAGATGCGGAATTATCGCCGTTATTCTGACGGACGCTTTGCGCCGAAAAGCAGCATGGAATATCCGGAGTATGACGAGTACCCCGATTACGATGACGAGATGCGCCCTATTGGCTTTCGTGACGATGATGCTTACATGGGGGATACTTCTTATGTAGGCGACAAGACGCACGGTTCTGAGCGCACTATGGGCTATGCGTCCAGCACGCACACCGGGCGTATGACTAAGGACATGGCGGACGAATGGCTGCACAACATGCAGAACGCTGATGGCACGACCGGCCCGCACTGGACGTTTGAACAGTGCAAGCAGGTAATGCAGCAGCACAACTTGAATTACGACCCGGTAGAATTCTGGGTGGCAATGAACGCTGTATACTCCGACTTTGGCAAGGTCAACGAGAAACACGGCATCCGCAACATTGATTACTATGTTGACGCTGCTTGTGCGTTCTGGCTCGAAGACAAGGACGCAGTGAAAAATAAGGAAGCGGCATACTACCGGTATGTTGTGAAGCATTGAATAAAGGGAGGGCAAATGCCCTCCCTTCATTGCGGTGTTGAAGTCCCACGCTATCTGTGGTACAATGTATAGGTCAAGTGGGACTAAACATGGGACTAAAATTTTTGAAGTGTCAAAAGTTCAGACATACTGTGGGGTTTCGAAATTTCACCTCGTCCTTGGTAAGGATGAGGTCACCAGTTCAAATCTGGTTAGCAGCTCCATATTAAAAAGCCTTGTTTCTTTGGTAAATCCATTGAAACAAGGCTTTTTTGTTATTTTATACGGCTTTGAGCACTGCTGCACGAAGTTCTTGCAGCTCTCGCATAATGTCAGCCATAGGCGTTTTTTGCACTTCGTTAATGGGACTAAATGTGGGACTGAACAAGGCGGCTAATTGCTCACCTGCACGCTCGATCATATCCTCGCCGGTATGCGTGTAAATCTTGGCGGTAATCTCGATAGATGCGTGTCCCATGAGTTTGCTTGCGACGTTGAGCGGTACGCCCGCGCGCTCTAAATCTGTGCAGAACGTGTGGCGCAGATCGTAGGGAACGATAGGCGGCAGCTGCTCGGCAATGGGTGAGATTTTCCCCGCCGCGATCAACTCACGTTCGGTATCATCCATAGCGGCGCGGAAACCCTGCCACATGGCACGCATGGACTTATCATCGTACAAGTGCCCGTTACGCGGAAAAACCAATTCACCGAACGAACCGGCTTTCGGCAGGACTGCGGCAAGCTGGGGGATGATCGGGATTTTGCGAACGCCTGCGTCTGACTTGGGGTATTTCTCGGCGCGGGTGTCCCGGTCGTACGCCTTGTCAACAGTAATCATACCGCCTGTAATATCGGCGTATGTCAGCACAAGGCTTTCCGCCGGACGCAAGCCACTATACAGCAGAGTAAGCACCCACGGCCCCGCAGTATGCGTCTTTGCAGTTTCCAGTAAAATAACACGTTCGCGGTCTGTAATGCTCCTGTGGCTCGTCTGCTTGCCAGTACGGGGCATTTTCAAATCTTCCGCAGGATTATTGACGCACAAGCCGTTCTGCTTGGCTGCGCGGAACATCTGCTCGATTGCCTGCTGCACCTTCTTTACGGTGTCCGGCGCACGTCCTTCCGCAGAGTTAAGCGCTTCCTGACAGTTCAGCGGCCGCACTTTGCTTACGGGGATATCCCCAATGTAAGGATAGACGTAGTTCACAAGTCGTCCCTCAATCAGCCTGCGCGTGGATTCCTTCACGCCGGACTTGTAGGTTTCTACCCAGCGTTTCCCCCATTCCTTTACGGTAACACCGGCTTCAATGAGTTTACTTCCGGATTCGATCTCTGCGCGTTTTGCCCTGATTTTCTCGTTGAGTTCCTTTTCGGTTTTTGCTCTCAGGTCGTAATGCTTTCCCATATACGTTCCGGTCTCACGGACAAAGCCGCGAGGGTCTTTTTTTCGACGTGGCATTGCATTTTCCTCCTATTTTCGATATAATAAGAGGGTAGAATTCCGTTGCACAAGATTTCTACCCCCCCGTATAACGTCCGCCGGTTGCCGCCGGTGGGCGTTTTTTATGCCCAAAATTGTTTTCCGCATTTCAAACAAGTGACGCGGACTTTTTTCGCGCCCTTGTTTCCGGCTACGGCACCGATCAATCCCAGCCCCAGCGGCGCGGTCACGGCTGCGCCTACCACGGCCTTGCCGATGCCGAATCCCTTCTTGTGTGCAGAAAGGGAAGTGGAGCCGCAACGCGGACAACGCGCTTGTGCGTTCATTTCTTTTTGCTGTAGTTTGTTCGCTTTTTTCAGTTCGGAAAGCTGCGCCTTTTGCAATTTAACCGAAGGGTCGTTCACTGCTTGCACTTTTATGATCTTCTCAATCGGTGCTTCAATCTGACGCTTCATGCGGATTGCATCCAGCATGCCGTATTCCTTCGGCTTTACGTTATCCTCGATATAGTCTAACGCTTTACCGATAGTGACAGAATCGTAATCGGTGCATTTGCGGAAGAATGCAGACATGCCGGTTCTGTCCTTGTAAACGCCGTAGATCGTGGAGAGGTCGATTAAATCGCCCTCTTTATCGTAATACTCGTGCGTTTCCTTTGGGGCAACGGTTTGTGCAGGTAGTTGTTCACCAGCCTTTGTTCCGCAGTTCGGGCAAAAATTTCCCTCGAATTCCGTGCCACAATTCGTGCAAAACATAATTTCACCTTCCCTTTTATTTGCTTCAAAATTTGAGGACTAACTCGATAACGAAACGTTATTTAGTACCACTTTAAGGCCGTAACAAAACGTTACACCCTTTTTATTTCGCTTATCACTTCCACGGCAGAATAAACGGTTTTATAATCCGTCCTCCGTGGTAGTTTGGTTCCGGGTCTATTGGTTCTTCAATCGCTATTGTAGTATCTGGAATCGCAAAACCCAGATCGCTTAGTTCCTCTACCAGCTTTTGATATTTGGCGGAGTTCTGATTTTTTATACGAGTAAATCCGCTGAGAGATTTAGGACATAGGTCAGGAAGAAGATACCTTACACGGTAATATATACTGTGATTTAACCTACGCTCTTTGTCGTTACGAATCCTGCGCTGCAATTCGTTGTATACTTCGATCTCGTCTTCGTCTCGATCATCAACAAACGGCCTCCAGCTTGTGTGAAGCATAGGCTGTTCTTCGCCTTTATAATAAATCCTATCCTGGTTTCTGTCGTCGAAAAAGACTATAGGGAATCGAACGAACGCGCCGTCTGGCTCTACATATCCGGTCTTTAGAATGAATTTCGGGAGTTTAGGAAAACGCCAATCATTTCCGTGCATGGTATACACACGCCCTTGATATTTGGCAGACACTGCACTTCTTCCGTTTTCCCATGGAATCAAAACAAGATCTGTGCCCATGGCCAGACAGTTGATCTTTACCTCATTGTAGATGCGGGTTCTGAGTGCAGCACCAACCGAGATTTTATTTGAGTTTTCCTCGATTTTATGCTGCCACTCTAAGGCTTTGGAAAATCTTCCGATTTCCTCGTACCATTGCACGACGCGGTAGAAATCGTTTTCACTCCAACCGATGGGCGATTCAAACATGATTTCGGTTGCTTTCTCTATACATGCAAGTGCTAAGTCGTACTTTTCAATTTTCCACAGCCTGCTTGCATGCATCCTTAGAACATATTCCAACGAACCGGTGACACCTAAACCATCGTGCACCGATATTGAAGTGTCAAAAGTAGGAACCGGAATAGATTCAATGGACGAAATAGATGTTAAATCATGCGCTTCACCATCTACGGATATTCTTTCTGCATCGTAGATAATATCTCGATTGTCATAAAGAGCGCCAGCAGGTTTGGGAAAGATGAATGATATACGTCCATTGTAAAAGCAAACCTCGTAACTCATTTTGACACTCTCCCGTGTTGCATAAGTCCTGTTTATTGGACTTTACTTGTAATCCGAAAACTCGTCCTTGAATCGAACAAGTGTTCGATTTATAATATTGTCATAACTTGACGGACGGTTTTGCTTGATATTGCCTTATATTGGTAATACCATAGTATCAAGAAAGGCAGGGAACAAAACATGGAAAATAATAAATATCCCAACTGCGAAAAGCTCGCCACCTATCTCAATACTTTTGATGATCCGCAGCGTCTATTGCGTACCTTTGCCGCGCTGTGCGAACCAATCAGCAATGGACTTAAAAGCGATGCGCAAGAACAGTAAATCGGCATCTGTTAAATCCTCTCCGTCGCGGAGAATACCTAACTGAATAAGCGTCTGCCTGATCTGTCCTACAGTCACTTTCCCTGCTCCGGCTTTTGCTGGAGTGGGGGCTTTTTTTATTTCAGGACTTTCTTTTCGCCCAATCAGATAATCGCTATCTACATCGAGACATTCCGCAATCAGGTTGAGCATAGGAACAGGCGGGAATCGTTTGTCTTTTTCCCAGTAATTTAACCGAGTAGCAGTAATGCCTAATTGTTCAGCAAAATCTTTTTGGGTAATGCCTTTTTCTTTTCTGATGGCAACGATTCGCTCACCAAGCGTCATATCGTTCACCCCTTTCTTTATTTTGATTATATAGTATGCGTCTATCTGTGTCAAGATTAAAATTATCAAAATGCTAATTTTATTTGCGGAATGCTATTGACAAATTAGCGAAATGCTGATATTATAATATTGTAATCAGCAAAATGCTAATTTTGAAACGGAGGTGATGAAATGTTTCCAAACCTGAATGCAGAGCAGGCAAGATATAGCCACTCTAACCAGTACACCGCCGATTATCTCGGCCTGAACCGGTGCACCTATGAATCCAAGAAGCGCAGCGGCCGTTTCACGATGGAAGAAGTCAACAAACTGTGCGATCTGTACAAGTGCGAATACAAGTACCTTTTCAGCACCGAACCGATCAATCCTAAGAGCGCATAAGCGGAGGTGAGAGCAATGGATCCAGTACTGATGTCGCTTAACATCGCAACGATGGTTATTCTGGCTGTGCTGATTGTGTTGATGCGCAAGTGGTACAAGCGGTAGGGTGCAGGTCTTTGTATACCTGCCATGACAACGATGCGACAGACAGGATAAAGGCAAGCACAGCGAGGATGGTAGTTATCCAATAATGGAAATTTTCTCGCCGTTCGAGCTTAGCGCGATGGGCGCGTTTCATTTCCCAATCGCGTAATTCAGCTTGTGTTTGCGCTTTGTTTTGCGGGTTAGTTGGACGAAACAATAAAAACAATCCTTTCTGAAATAGGGTGAAAGCAATGAATGTAAAAAGAGTTTGTTCATCAGGCGATTTTGGCACGGCGCTTGCTGGGTTCGCTTTAGGATTCGGCGTTTGCACACTGCTTTGCAAGGTCTACGACGTGTATATAGACGCTGAAATCAGACGAGCGTTTCCCAAGCGAAGAGAAACCCGATGATGTGCTGAATGCTCCTTTCTCGGCTATTATACCACGGTCAGGAAGGGGAGAACAAGTGGAGGTGAACACCGATGTATATTCCACCTTTTGTTGCCGGAGTGCTGGCAACACTGGGCGTAGAAATGGCGCTGCTTATTGTGTGTGCGATGCTGCGTTGCGGCAACGATGATGATGAGAGATAACAAACCATCAACACACTAAGCAACAGACCGATAACAAACCATCAACACACCAATAACACACAGAAAGCGGAGGGTTGAACGAATGACAGCAACAGAATTAAGCAACCGCAGGCGCACGGTTGAAGGCCGTTTACGCACGTTCGCAGGGTGCGAATATATTACCACAAAGCAGTTAAAAGACTGGTTTGGCGTTAGTTATCGTACCGTGCAGAGGTATTTAGATGGTGTTCCACGTTTAACTGGCGGTCGCTATCATGTGGCCGATGTGGCTAACCGATTGGTGCAGGCGGAAGCGTCTGCGTAACACTCCAACAACAGACCACCAACACACAGATAACACACAATCAACACACCGATAACAGACCGATAACAAACCATCAACACACCGAGGCGTAAGAAAGAAAGTAACAAAGAAAGAAAAGAAGTATATATATATTCTCCCTACGGTCGAATATATATTAATTTAACTTTCTAAGAAAGAAAGAAAAGAATAACCCTCTCACTACGTTCGAGGGTTACAAGAAACTGCGAAAGGGGATTGAAACCAATGACCTACAAACGCTGTGGCTGGCTTGCAGGAATGTGTTTCCTCGGTGTCCTGCTCTCTGGTGGCATGACTGAGAATGGCCGCATTGACCTGTTCAGCGGTGCGGTTATCATGCTGGCGCTGCTGGCGGTCGGATTTGTAGCCGCAAGGGCAAGCGTGTTGCTTGCGGCCTATGAACACCGGCAGAGATATCGCGGTCGTTATCGCTGAGGGGAGAAAACAGGATATGACGGAAGCAAGACGCAAGACGCTGAAAGTCAAAGACATGCAGCGCCGGGTTATCGGCAAGGCGATGCACGCTGCTAAGTACGGCTTGCAGATGCGCGAGAGCGCAAAGACGATCAGCATGAGAACGGAGGAACGAAAATGACAAAGCACGAATATTTCCGACAGTTTAGCTTGCCGGACTGGGACAAGCGAGAAGTCCCGCAGGGGTTAGGCTGGTACTTCACCCAGTACAACCCGGAAACCTGCGAGGGCGAGGGATGGTTCGGCACCGAGGACAAGCCGGAGTATTCCTTCGAGGACAAAATCTTCGAGGGCGATGACGGCGAGCCGGTTCTCATGAGCCGTACTTGCGGCATCGGTGATGGTTGTTTCTGGACGGAGTGGAGGCGATAACATGATTGTGAAAATCAATGGTACGCCGATTGACACGGCGCGGGTGCTGCGGTTTGCACCGCGGAAGAAGGACGGCTTAGATTTCAGGGACAACGAGGTTTGTTCACTGGATGAGCTGAAACGGATTCAGCAGCGCATCACGGTGCACGCTGAGTGCATGGAGCGCGTCTGGACAGTAGATCGCATGGGATGGCGGTTCCTGCTCCTGCGGGATGCTTATGGCAATGTGTTCCCACAGTGTTTCGCACCGCTCAGCGGTGAGCTGGAATACCTGCAGGAATGAGAAAAGCCGCTGACGGGTGGTAGGATACCCAATCAGCGGCATGCAAAAACATTACACGGTGATTATAGCACCGGAGAGGAGAAAAAGCAAGATGTTGAAGGAAACACTGCACAAGCTGTTGGACCTCAGTTTGGAGGAAAAGCCGGAAGACAAGATTACCGAGGTAACGATCAGTAACACGACCTGCTTGGTATGGATCATGAGCAAAAGAAACGGAACGTATCAGGTAGACCGCCGCTTTTACCGCCACAAGAGCACCGAAGAAAATGTGTGGTATGAGGGACTGGAAGAAGTCCCCGAAGCCGAGGTTATCCGGGCGATGGAGGCGGTAAACAATGCGTGACGCGCTGACCGGCTGCCCCGAGCGGGCGCTTGAGCCGCCGGAGCGGAAAGACCAGGAGCGGAGGAACAGGTTGCAGGATATGCGGGAAGCCGAAACTGCTATTGGCCTGTATCTGGAGGATTATAAACACCTGTTCAGCATCGAGATTAAGAACTTCTTGCTTGATTTACGAATTGCTGTGCAGGACTTTGAACAGGAGGACGAACCATGAATTTATACGAATTGACGCAGGAATTTGCGACTGCAATGCAGGCTATCACGGTAGACCCGGAGACCGGCGAAGTCAGCGGCTTTGAGGCTGTAGACGGTCTGGATGCGGCGTTTGAGGACAAGGCCGAAGCGTATGCCGTCACCATCAAGAACCTTGACGCAGAGATTAAGGCGCTCAAGAACGAGCGGGACAATCTCAAGGCGCGAGAGGATGCGACCAAGAAGCGCATGGAGTACATGAAGCAGCACCTTGCGGACAGTATGCTTGCTGTAGGCAAAGACAAGATCAGCACGGCCAAGGCGGCGCTGTCGTTCCGCAAGAGTATGCAGGTGAACATTACGAGCGACGTAATGGTTCCGGACGACCTGTGCAAGGTGGTTATCGACCGCAAGCCAGACAAGACGGCAATCGGCAAGCTGCTGAAATCCGGTGAGGCCGTACCGGGCGCGGAGCTGGTAGAAAACATGAATTTGCAGGTGAAGTGATATGAACATCAGGTTGCTTAATGCAGACGAGATCGAGTGCCGCGTAGCGCAGGTGTCAAAGTCTCAGCATGGCGTATCGTGTTCGTTGCTACTCTACAAGGACGCACGTTGCGATATGTCCATTCTGGACGAGGTGTACGGTCAGACAAACTGGAAGCGCGAACACGTTATCATCGACGGTCGGCTTTACTGCAATGTCTCTGTCTGGGATGCAGAAAAAGGACAATGGGTTGTAAAGCAGGACGTAGGAACGGAAAGCAATACCGAGAAGGAGAAGGGACAGGCAAGCGATAGCTTTAAGCGGGCGTGCACCAACTGGGGTATTGGCCGAGAACTGTACACGGCTCCTAAGATTTGGGTTCGGCTCAGGGATAAAGAGTATTCCGAGCAAAACGGCAGAATCAAGTGCAAGCAGTCGTTCCGCGTGCGCAGTATCCAGTATGACAAGCGCAGGATTTCCGGCCTTGTGATTGAGGATGAAAATGGAGAAGCACGGTTTGAACTTGTCCCGCCGCCGGTCGAACTGACCGAAGTCCAGAAGAAAGCAAAACACGTAAAGCAGCTGCTTTATGATATCAGCGGCAAAGATGTGGATACATCGTCTAAACTGTGGCGTGAGCAGTACCAGAAGGACGAAAACGACATTGTAAAGATGAATGCTGCGATTTTGGAGCTTGAACCGAAGTGGAACGCGATCAAGGCAGAACAGCACAAGGCGGTGCAGAATGACGCATGAATTCGACCGTGCACAGGTAGTGCATAACGATCTCGGCAACTGGTTGTGTTTGCATATCAAGAACGCGCCTATGGCGCGGGTGGAGTGCGAACAGATGAAAGAGGGCAAGACCTATATCGCCGAGATCAAGAAGAAGTACGACAAACGCTCAGGGCGGGCAAACGCTTATGCGTGGGCTTGCATGGGAAAACTGGCTGCAAAGCTGGGAATCAAGCGGGAGGAAGTGTACCGGCAGTACATCCCCGAAATCGGGGACAATTATCGACTTGTGCCGTATGTGAACGGTCAGCAGAGAGACTTTATCGCTGACCTGTGGAGCAAGCAAGGCCTCGGATGGGTAACGCAGGATTGCAATGGCGGTTATCTGATGTGCTTCTACGGGTCGAGCACTTACAACACCTTACAGATGGGTCGGCTTATCAATCTGATCGTGCAGGACTGCAAGGAGCAGGGTATTGAAACCGAACCGGAGAGTACGGTGATTGGTTGGCTGAGTAAATGGAAGCCGGAGGAGCGCGGGGTATGAAGTGGAGAAACTACAAGAGATTTGCAAGAAACCCCGGCGAATTTTCGCACAAATACGAGTGCTGGGCTTATAACCACAGAGGTTGGGCAAAGATGAAAAAAGCAAATCGCCGGACGGCAAAGCGCAGACTGGAACGCGCGGCGAGAAAGGACATGGAGGAATGAGACGGCAGACCAAGTTTACCGGCATCAGTCCGGCGGTATGGCGCGAATGCTGGGAGAGGGACGGCGGCATTTGCCGTCACTGCGGGAAAGGCGGTGTTCTGCAAGCGTGCCATTTTGTATCGAGAGCACGCGGAGGCATGGGTATTACGACAAACCTTGTGATGCTGTGCCCGGACTGTCACCGAGAAATGGATCAGGGCGACGGCAAGGAAATCAAGCGGGAAATGCGGGAGTACCTGCAAAGCCTCTACCCACTGTGGGATGAGAAAAACCAGAAGTATACCAAGGAGACAGGGAGATGAAAGTTGATTTAGAAAAATATCGGGAATACATCGAGACCCGAATTGCAGAAGGCGCGAGCTTGCGAATGCTTGAGGACGAGATCGGAATTGAACGAAAAAAGCTCTCAAGAGAGATGAAAAAAGCAGGCATGCGTGTTCCCACGAGAATTGAGAGCGTGAAGTTTCTGTGGAAAAATCATAAACATCCGAACATCGGGAAAACGGGGAGCTTGTGTCCGTCATATGGACGCAAGATGTCAGACGAAACCAAACAGAAGCTGAGAGATGCGATGTCCGGGGATAAAAATTATCACTGGTCAGGAGGAAGGAAGAAACATTCGGGCGGATACATTCTCATATATCGGCCGGACAGCCATTTGGCGGATAAACATGGTTTTGTTCTGGAACACAGACTTGTTGCTGAGCAGAAATACGGAAGAAAGCTAAAATCTTCTGATATTGTGCATCACATTGACGGAAATAAAACAAACAACAATCCGGAAAACATTGCTGTACTGACAAGGGCAGAGCATGCAAAACTTCACAACAATTTGAAAAATTACAACAAATGGAGGAATACAAGTGCTTAACAAGATTATTTTACAAGGCAGATTGACTGATGATCTCGAATTGCGGCACACGCAGTCGGGTACTGCTGTGTCAGGCGGAACGCTCGCAGTACAACGCAGCCGAAAGAATAACAACGGGGAATATCAGAGCGACTTTTGCTCTATCGTATTGTGGGGCAAGCTGGCAGAGCACGCAAGCACATGGTTCCACAAGGGCGATATGTGCATTGTTTCCGGCCGTTTGGAAAGTCGCGACTGGCAGGACAAGAACGGCAATAAGCGCCGCTCGTGGGAAGTGCAGTGCGAAAGCATCGACTTTTGCGGAGGCAAGCCGAAGGAGAACAGCGATTTTGCGGATATGCCGGAGGAAGATTCGGACGTTCCGTTCTGAGGTGATGGGGAATGAACGGGCACATAAAACTGCACCGTGCGCTTACGGAGTGGGGATGGTATACAGACCTCCCCACCTGCAAGCTATGGCTGCACGTCCTGCTGAGAGCCAATTACAAGACTTGCGAGTGGCAGGGTATAGAAATACCGCGTGGTGCGTTTGCAACAAGTTATGCGGCGCTCTCGGCGGAAAGTGGGCTGTCTGTGCAGCAGGTACGGACGGCGCTCGGTAAACTGAAAAAGACCGGCGAAATCACGGTGGAAACCAATCGGCGCTATACAGTTATCACGGTTAGCAAGTACGACGAGTACCAGAGCACCGAACGCGACGAAGTGACGACACCGGCAAAAGGTTCGCCAAAGCCTAAACCGAAGCCCAAAGCCCAAGAAGCCGATAAGAAACTCGACCTAACAGAACGATTCTCGGAGCCGGTATGTTCGGCGGTTCAAGATTGGATTAGATACAAGAAGGAGCGCAGGGATGCATACGAGCCAACTGGCCTCAGAAACCTTCTCACGATGATTGAGAACCGCGTAAAGCAGCACGGCGAACAGGCAGTAGCCGAGGTTATCCGGCTGAGTATGTCGCAAGGTTGGAAAGGTATCATTTGGGACAGAATCGGAGACAAGCCGAAGAAAACCAAAACGGATGCGCCGATGTTTAACGGTGCGCCCGCCGCCAGTGACTGGGAAAATGAGTGGGCGGCACGAGTGAAAGCCAGCAGAGGTGAAAGATGAAATTTGTAATCAAAGGCCCGCTGCCGGGACTGAATGAGTTGATCGAGGCGGAGAGACGACACCGGCAGGAGGGGGCGCGGCTGAAAAAGCAGTGCGAAACCGTTGTGATGCACGCGGCAAGACAGCTCGGAAACGTGGAGTTTGAAGAGCCGGTGTACATGATTTATCGCTGGTACGAGAAAGACCGGCGGCGGGATAAGGATAACATTTGTGCGTTTGGCCGCAAGGTCATTCAGGATGCGCTTGTTAAGGCGCGGTTCCTTAAGAATGACGGTTGGAAGAACATTATCGGATTTGAAGACCACTTTTATGTAGATTCAAAAAATCCGCGGGTGGAGATCGAGATTATTGGGAGGGACGAAGAATGAAGGAGCTGAAATGCGAGCTGTTCAACGACAATTTCCAGAATTACAAGCGGTACGGCATCCCGAAAGCGCAGCTTGTTATTGCGGATATTCCGTATAACATCGGCGCGGACGCATACGGAAGCAATCCAATGTGGTATGTCGGCGGCGACAACAAGAACGGAGAAAGCGCAAAGGCGAAAAGCAGCTTTTTCCGCACGGACGGCTATTTCAAGATTGCCGAATATATGCACTTCTGCAACCGGCTTTTGAAGAAAGAGCCAAAGGAACGCAACGTTGCGCCGGCGATGATCGTATTCTGCGCGTTCGACCAGATGCAGACGGTGATGGAGTATGGCAGACGGTACGGGTTCAAGAACAGCTATCCGATGTTTTTCACGAAGCCGTATTCTGCACAGGTGCTTAAAGCGAATATGCGGATTGTAGGCGCAACTGAGTTTGCGGTTGTACTGTACCGGGACAAGCTGCCGAAGTTCAACAACGGCAGACAGTATGACGAGAACGGCAAGGTTGTTCGCGGAAGCGGAAAGATGGTGTTTGACCATATCGACTGGGAACGCGATGGCAGAGAAGTGCCAAAGCTACACCCGACACAGAAGCCGGTGAAGCTGCTGAAAAAGCTGATTGAGATTTTCACAGACCCGGGCGATGTGGTGATTGACCCATGCGCCGGAAGCGGTTCGACACTCAGAGCGGCGCGGGAGCTGGGGCGCGATAGTTACGGATTTGAAATCTGCAAGGAGTTTTACCGCGATGCGGTGGAAAAGATGCTGAAAGAGCCGGAAGCCGTGCAGATTGAAATGGAGGGCGTGATTTGAATGGTCAGTGAAGCAGTTTTGAACGCTGCACCGGAGAATGAGGTGCAGCGGGCATGAAAGTTTTAATAGCCTGCGAGGAGTCGCAGACGGTGTGCAAGGCGTTTCGGGAACGCGGACATGAGGCGTACTCCTGCGACATTCAGGAGCCGTCAGGAGGACATCCAGAGTGGCATATCCTCGGCGACGCACTGAAAGCGGTAGCAGGGGGGGTAATAATTACCATGGATGGTAAGGAACACGAGGTAGGCAAGTGGGATTTGCTGATTGCACATCCGCCCTGCACTTACTTAGCCAATGCAGGAGCGCGGCACTTGTGGGCACATCACCAGTTACAGCCGGAACGGGTAAAGCTCGGTATCCGGGCGCGTGATTTGTTCATGCGGTTCTGGTGGGCAGATATACCGCGCATTGTAATTGAGAACCCTGTGCCGTCAAGCATTTTCTGCCTGCCGAAGTACACGCAGATTATCAATCCATACCAGTTTTACGGTGCAGATCACCCGTTCACAAAGAAAACATGCTTATGGATAAAAGGGGTTAGTCCTTTATTTCCAATCGAAGCGGTAGAACCGCAAAAGAGCAGAGAACTGCACATGAAGAATGGCACGGTTCGCCGCTCCTGCTGGGTAATGGATATGAACGGCAAAGACCGCGCAAAGGCGAGAAGCAAGACGTTTCCGGGCATTGCAAAAGCTATGGCTGAACAATGGGGAGGAAACGCATGAAAACCTGCAAGACCTGCAAGTGGTACGAACCGTTCTGCGGTGTGTGCTGCAACGGCGACAGTGAGCACCGGGCGGATTTTGTGGACACGGAAAGCGGATGCGAGGAATGAGAGGAAAACGAATGCGGCTAAAGTGTTGGTACGGCATCCACGAGCCGAGCGGAGAAAGCATTATTCCGGCGGTTGATGAGTGCTGGCTGAAAAAGTGCAAGTATTGCAATCGGTATATTCTGCACGGCGTAGGCTGCTCGGTTGATGTTTCCAAAAGGAAAGCAATGAAGCTGAGAGACGAGATTTGCCGAGAGTTATGAGAATTGAGATTAGGGAGGGTTAGGAATGGTTGAATACATAAAACGGAAAGAAGCAATTCTTACCGTTAAAGGCTACGCAAAGCATGCTATCGACAAGGGCAGGAAATGCCTTGATGCAGAAGACGATACCATCCATATGTGCGATGAGATTGACCGCCTGCTCGCTGTCGATGTTATTCCAAGACCGCGCTGGATTCCGATAGCGGAACACCTACCGGAGCCAGAAACCGAAGTTATGATTGTCTGCAATGACAATGGTCGTAGATTTATCGCAACGGCAATCCACGAAAACGGAAAGCAGCTCTCGGAAGAAAGCTGCTGGGTTTGGACTGATATTTGGGAGTACGGTCGCTATGACGAAGAACATGACGATTATTTCGTCCCGGAGGGCTGGTGGGAGAGCCGCTGCTTCACGCCAGACGATGTTTACAACTGCATGGTAGACTGCGAAGTAACTCACTGGATGCCTATGCCGGAGTTGCCAGAGGAGAAAACCAATGGCAATAAGTAAGAAAACCCGCGAAGAAGTATACCGCAAATACGACGGACACTGTGCTTATTGCGGCAGAGAGATTGCATACAAAGATATGCAAGTAGATCATTTTCTCCCACTGAGGGCATGGGGGATTGAAGATGCGGGGGCAGATGATATTTCGAATCTCATGCCGTCCTGTCGAATGTGCAATCATTACAAGCGAGCCAATACGCTGGAAACATTCCGGCGCTACATCGCGGAAATTCCGAGAAAGCTGCGCGAAAATTACATCTATAAGGTTGGCGTAGTTTACGGGAATGTGATCGAGAATGAAAAGCCGATTGAGTTTTACTTTGAGAAGCAGAAAAGTGCAACTCATTCGGGAAAGGGGTGCGAAAATGGCTGACCATAAAAAGATTAAAACGTGCTTTGCGCAGATAATTGTAGAAGAAATCGCGGGAAAGCTGTACTACAGCATTATGTATTGGAATGGAATCGGTATGCATATCGGGTACAGCTCGTATGAGTTGGAGAATGTAAGGCGGTGGCTGAACGAAGAATTTGAAGTGAATCGCAATGCCGATGTTGCGCCGGTAGTGCACGGGCAGTGGGATGATTCCGGGAGATATACGTTCCCGAGTGGTAACGCAGCTGTCAGGTGCACCAACTGCGGCTGCGCACTGACAGAGAGTGAGTATCACCTGAACAACTGGAATTACTGCCCTGTATGCGGGGCTAAGATGGACGGAGGTGCAGACAATGATTGAACTTAAATCTTGTCCTTTCTGTGGTGGAGAAGCGAGGTTGTTTGTAAATGACGGCGTAAGAGTGCTTTGTGCTAAATGTCACGCTTCTTCAAAAATTTTGGTGGACAGTGAATGTTACAAAACCAGTGCTGTCGAAAAAGTGATTGAAGCATGGAACGGGAGGACAAGCAATGATTGAGCTTAAATCCTGTCCGTTCTGCGGGAGCAACAGAATCTCGGTGGAATACCTATATTTTAGACCTTATATCCTTTGCGAGAAGTGTCACGCACAAATCCCTTGCTATAACACCTATCCAAAGGCAAAAGAAGCGTGGAACAGGAGGGATGACAATGGATCGAATTAACAATGAGGTATTTGACAGGCCAATTAAACCGGTGGCGGCGCGTGCCCTTATCGCAACGGTACGAGATATCGCACCGTATCTCACGATTGGTGAGTGTTGTTCGATTGTAGCGGTCGTGCAAAACGCTATTACGCGTATGAAACTGGAGAATAAAAAAGAATGACCGAAGAACAAAAGAACTGTCCCTATTGCCGTACAGACGCAAAATGTTTAGGCGACTTTATAATTCACAGGAATTTTTATGACAATAGTTATGAATTAGTTGCTATGGCTGAATGTAGACCCAGCAAAATCAACTATTGTTTTATGTGCGGCCGTAAGCTATCACTAAAAGATGAGATGGAGGTAGAAGTTGATGAGTAAATGCAAGATTTGCGGCTCAGAAAAGGAAGAGGACACCGGTTACGCACTCCACATTGTTGTATGCAACTCGATCGACCGTTCCGATATGTATCTGTCGTACTGCAATGATTGCTTTAAGCGCATTGTGCGCAAGCTGCTGCGCGAACTGAATGGCAAGAGAGAGCTGAACATTGCGCTCGATGAAATTAAGGAGGTAGAAGAATGAAGAAACTGTTTATTTCTCAGCCTATGAAGGACAAGACGGACGAAGAAATTCTCGCAGTCCGCGCAAAGGCTATCGAATCCGCAGAGCATGAACTCGGTGAGCCAGTGGAAGTGATTGATTCGTTTTTCCAGAACGCGCCACATGACGCACGTCCGCTTTGGTATCTGGCTAAGTCGCTGGAACTGCTGTCTACGGCTGACGTCGCTTATTTTGCGAAGGACTGGGATAAGTACCGCGGCTGCAAAATCGAGAACGAGTGCGCTATTGCATACGGTATTGATGTGATTGAGGACTACCGCAATGACCATCGCTGAAATCTCCGCCCAGATGGGCGTTACGCCGGAAACACTGGTGCAGGAGGTGATTGCGAAGCATGTGACGGGCGGTATTTTACTGACGGCGCTGTACGTGGTGCTGATGCTGGGCGCGATTGTGGCTACGGTTAAGCTGATGCGGAATGTGGAATACTGCGATATTGCGCCGATTGCCTTTGTGGCCGCTTTTATTGCACTGCTTGGCGTTATGATGTCGTGCAAGGAGCTGGTTGACTGGTACGTTGCGCCGGAAACCACGGCGAACCAGTATATTGTAGAACATTACGGAGGTGGACAGAAATGAACAAGAAAATCACGGCGGCACTGCTTTGCGGTGCGATGATGTGCAGCTTATCGGCGTGCCGGGAAAGCAGCCGTGTTGCGTACAACATCTCGAAAGAGGCGGACAATTTCAACGTCACGCGCCGTCTGGAAGTCATCAACGCGCGTACGGACAAGCCGGTGTTTGAGCTGATCGGCAACTTCGCTATCTCGAACAACAGCGAGAACGAGCTGGAGGTGACTGTCGAGACCGGGCAGGGCGTTTACAAGAAACACCTTGTGTACCTCAACGACTGGACGATCTACGTTGTGGAGGACGTCAGCGGAGCTTACGTGGACAAGTTCCACTACGAGGTGAATTTCCTGCCAGAGATGATCGTTCCGGTTACGGTGACATCGCATGACTAATGACGCAGTAAAACAGATACGCAGAGAAAGGAGAATGAAAAATGACGATTGATGGAGCGATTGAATGCGCGGAATTGATGTCGCGCAATATGGTACTGTTTGACTTTGATAACGACGAGGATAGATGCGAGTTCGGTATGATTTGCGCCGATGCTTTGCATCTAATGAAAACGCTTGGAGAAAAAACGAAACTGGGAAGTGAACCAAACGAGCCTGACCCCGATACAAACACATGGCAGGAGCGCATGAAGCGCGAGTACCACGAGACGAAGGAACGCTATGAAAAGCTGAATCGGCTACTTGTTAAGCACGCGGCGGGCACGCTTGATTTTACGCTGAAATGCCCTATCGAGCTGCTAAAAGCACAGCGTGAGCACATGTCTGACTATCTTTATACGTTGGAAATCCGTGCGGAGATTGAGGGAGTGAACCTGTATGATTGACCTGCACAAGCTGGACAAGTTCCGGCTGAAAGACAGAGAACGCGAGTTTTACGGCTGCACCGGCGACAGCGGAAACGGTGTTTTTAAGGTGTATGTTGGCGGCAAGTCGTTCCGGGTGATCGCAAGCAACGGCATGGGATGGGAGCACGTCAGCGTTTCGCCCGGCTCTGCACAGCGCAAGTGCTGCCCGACGTGGGACGAGATGTGCGCTATTAAGGATATGTTTTTCGGCGAGGACGAACGCGTTATGCAGTTCCACCCGCCTAAGTCGGAGTACATCAACAATTATCCGTACTGCCTGCACCTATGGAAACCGATAGATACGGAGATTCCGCACCCGCCGATGATTTGTGTTTGAGGTGATACGGTGGATTTTGAAGAAATTGCGTTCCGCGTATTGATCGGAATGTTGTTGGTATTTACAGGCTGCACGTTAGCAGCACTGGCGATTATGCTGCTTAAAGCAGCGTTAGGAGGATTTGCATGACGGCTAAGTACATCAAGATGGGCGTGGAGGAATGGTACACCGAGGTTTACAAGTGTATATCTTGCAGTGCGGATACGATGATGACGATGAACGAAAGGTATCGACAGCCGCGATTCTGCGCAAATTGCGGAGCGGCGTTTACGCAGGAGGAAAACGATGAACGCAGTGAGTGAAGATGTTGAAAAGCTCGTGGAAAAGGAACTGGAAGCTGCAAATGAGCGGTTCCCACAGTTCCATAGCCCGCATGAGGGGTGGGCGGTAATGCAGGAGGAAGCCGAGGAACTGCGAGAAGAATGCGACAGTATCGAAATGTCAATGAAGCAGCTCTGGCACCGTATCCGTGACGGTATCCCAACGTCGCAGCATGTGGCTCTCGTTGGGCAGTACGCCGAAGCAGCAGCTTGCGAAGCTATACAGGTGGCGGCGATGGCGAGAAAGTACCTTGATATGTTGGAGCGGATGGACGAGTGAAGCAGTACAGCGCGGAGATGCGGCAGTATCTGGACGAGATGCGGCGGTATGAAAATTGGAGGTACGGAAATGGCGAAGAAAAAGAAAGTCAACCCATACCGAATACCGGCGACGCAGGGTGACATAGAAAAAGCCAAACGAGACGCAACGAACACGGCGGTTGCGTCTACATGGGCAATTATGTTTAGCGTTCTACGGGATAAAGAAGGGTACGACTATGACCGATTACGTCGGATATGGGACGAAACAAACTACCTCGCAGACAGTATCGCCCGAAAATACGTTAAAATCGACGATCTGATTGAAGAACTGCGGGAGAATGGAATAGCATTAGCATGAAAAAGAAAAGCGAATGCGCTGGGTGCGCATACTGGAGGGTACTGGGTACAAGCCAAGGGTCTAAGCTATGGGCGTGTCATTATTTGATCGACACGGGGAAATCGCGCGGATGTGAACCGGGTGTGGGTTGCGTCCGCAAGGCGGCGAGAATCAGCCGTCGTAGGCGATATACACAGCGCGGTATGGAGGAGGTAGTGGCACACGACGACTAAAGAATGGCTCAGACGAGGGATTGACCTTGAAAAATCAATCTCTGCACTGGAAGAAGCACGAGTAAGGGCGTGGACGCGGGCGACAAGCGCAACAGCGACGATCAAGGACACGCCGGGCGGCGGCGGTGACGTGACCGCAAACAAGGCGGATGCGTATCTTGCCCTGTCCGAGAAGATACAGCGAGAGCAGGAACGGCTTGCACTGATTAAGGCTGAGATTATCAGCACAACGGCTAAGGTACAGGATGCGGCGCTGCGGGCGCTGCTGATCGAGCACTATGTAAACGGTCGGACGTGGAGAGAAACCGCCGAGAAAATGAATTACAACGAAGTGCACGTTCGTGGAAAGATGCACGCGCGGGCGTTGCGGGCAGTAGAACATATACGCACAGGCTGTGCATAAAGCTGTGGAAAACGGGCTACACAATACTACAAAGAATGGTGGTATAATGATATCGTGATAAAAGCCCTAAAGGGCGGAATCACGGAGTTTCGTTCCTCCGCTTTCAGCCCGCCGAAAGGCGGGTACACGCCCGGAAGCCTGCGTGAGGGTTGACGGGTGACAAGCCTTTCTGTTTAACCCCAAATACCTACTTAAAGCGGTGGGGAGACCTGCCGCTGACCTGCTCCAAAGTCTGCATGAGGGCAGAGGAGCAAAACGCCTTTCGCGGAACGAAGGCATTGATTATCCTTTCTATTCTTTCGGCGTGTCTTTTTGCGCGGCACGCCGATATGCTCCAAAGCCTGCATGAGGGTGACGGAGTAATAACATTTACGCTAGAATGAGAATGGAATGCGGTGTCTATGGGCGACAGACACCGCAAACACGCCCGGATGGCTGCGTGAGCCGGGCGGTGAAAAGACCTATTAAAACTGGCGATCTGAAATTCGCGCGGGTTGGGAAAGGGTCAAAGGAATATTTAGGCAGAACTATAGGAGACTAACTAAACACGAAAAGGATTATCTGCAAAGATAGTCCTTTTCGTTGCATAAATAAAAGGAGGTGAACTGCATGAAGGCAATCAGAAGAGCAGCACGATCTATCGGAACTCGCGTCCGTAACTTTGTTTCGGGTCGTCGGGAAGCAGGCGCTTCCCGCGCGCGGTCGTCCTCGGCCTGATGAAAAAACACTCAAAAGTACGCCGACCGGGAATAGCGTCCCAGCCGGTTTTCTTTTGGGAAAGGGAGGGAAAAGTAAATGCCAAGAGGCAGACCAAAGAAACAAATCGACCTTGAAGCGGTGCGCGAGCTGGCAAGCGAGGGCAACACGCAAGAGGAAATCGCAAGAGCATTAGGCTTCGCGCGTGCGACCTTTGCGAATCGCAAGGATGTGACCGAAGCATATTATAAAGGCATGGCCGAAATGAAGCTGAGCCTGCGGCACTGGCAGTTTAACGCTGCTCGTGGCGGTAACATCCAGATGCTTATCTGGTTGGGCAAGCAGTACCTCGGACAGCGCGACGCAGTAGAGGAAAAGATCGAAAGCGAAGGCGTGAAGGTGATTATTGATGTCTGAGTTGAAGCTCTCGCAGATCATCGGACCGGCATTTTACGCCGTTGCGCACGATGTGTTTGAGCATGGTCACACACATTACGATGAGAGCGGCGGCCGGGGCTCGCTGAAATCGTCGTTTGTGTCGATTGTCGTTCCGCTACTGCTTATCCACAACCCCGGAACGCATGCGCTTGTGTTACGCAAGGTTGCAAACACCATCCGCGATAGTGTATACGCACAGTATGTATGGGCAATTGGTGAGCTGGGCATGGCTGACTACTGGGACGCGAAGGTATCGCCGATGGAGCTGATATATCGCCCGACCGGACAGAAAATCATGTTTCGCGGCGCTGATGACCCGATGAAAATCAAGTCAATCAAGGTTCCGTTTGGTTATATTGCTGTTACGCATTTCGAGGAGAAAGACCAGTTCGCAGGACGCGCGGAAATCCGAACGATCTTGCAGTCTACAATGCGCGGCGGTGATAAGTATTGGAACTTTGAGAGTTATAACCCTCCGATCAGCCGCGACAACTGGGCGAACAAGGACAGTTTAGAAGAACGCCCTGACCGTCTCTGCCACCGCAGCACGTACCTTGAAGCGCCGCGCGAGTGGTTAGGCGATCAGTTTATTTATGAGGCGGAGCACCTAAAACTGACGAACGAGCGAGCGTATCAGCATGAATACCTCGGCATTCCGGTCGGCACGGGCGGCAACGTCTTTGAAAACCTTGAACTGCGAGAAATCACAGACGATGAGGTGGCAACGTTCGATCATATCTATCAAGGCGCTGACTGGGGATGGTTCCCCGACCCGTTCGCTTTTATCCGCGTTCACTACGACAGGGCGCGTGAGACGGTGTATTTTATCGATGAGATATACAAAAACAAGCTGAGTAACGAGGAAAGCGCCGGTATTATCATGGAGCGCGGCTATAATGATACGTTTATCACCTGCGACAGTGCAGAGCCAAAAAGCGTTGCAGACTACCGCGCTATGCGACTGCCTGCCAAAGAGGCCGTGAAGGGCCCCGGCAGTGTCGAGTACGGCATGAAGTGGCTACAGCGCAGGACACTTGTCATCGACCGCAAGCGAACGCCGCACGCCTATGATGAGTTTGTGAACTATGAGTATGAGCGCGACAAGGACGGCGAGATCATCAGCGGCTATCCAGATGAAAAGAACCATCTGATTGACGCCACGAGATACGCCCTTGAGCGCGTTTACAGAAGAATGGGAGTGATTGCTTGACGATCATTGAAAAACTGAAAGAGCTCGGCTATAACACAATCGCCCCCGAGTTTTACGGTAAGGTTGCGGAGTGGCGCAGCTGGTATGTGGGTGATGTGAAGTCATTCCACCATTACAAGGTGCGGAACTGCGGCCGAACCGTGCATTGCAAGCGATATACGCTCGGTATGGCCAAGAAGTTAGCCGAGGACTGGGCGAACCTACTCATGAACGAAAAGGTGAAAATCACCTTGGAGGGCGAGAAAGAACAGGCGTTCATCGACCGCATCTTTGAAGAGAACAACTTCGAGGTAAAGGCGAACGAGATGCAGGAAATGAAGTCTGCACTGGGTACGGTCGCATACATTCCGCGTGTTGTCGGTGCAGTGTCGGACGGCGAACAGCCTATTGTGGGCGCAGCAAACGGCATTCAGATTGATTATGTGACTGTAGAGCACATTTTCCCTCTGGCATGGCAGAACGGCGTTATCATGGAATGCGCGTTCGACAGCAGAACCACCGTGAAAGGCGAGGATTACTGCTATCTGCAAATCCACAAGCGAAATGAAATCGGATTTTACGACATCGAAAACCGCATTTTCAAAATCACAAATGAAAGTTTGTTTGAAGAAAGCCTTGCAAGCGTGCCGGGGTTTGAAAAAATTCCACCTGTTGTGCATACCGGTTCAAACAAGCGGCAGTTTGTGATTGATCGTTTGAACATCGCGAACAACTTTGATTATTACATTCCGCTCGGCATTCCGGTCTATGCAAACGCTATCGACGTTCTCAAGGGCGTTGATATCGCATACGACAGCTATGTAAACGAGTTTCTGCTCGGCAAAAAGCGCATTATGGTCAAGCCTGCTGCAACGCAGTATCTTGACGGCGAACCGGTGTTTGACCCGGATGAACTGGCGTATTATGTGCTGCCGGAGGACACGCAGGACGGCAATGTGGTACAGCCTATTGATATGTCTTTGCGTACAGCGGAGCACAATCAAGGTATTCAAGATCAGCTTGATTTGCTTTCCAGCAAGACGGGATTCGGCGAGAATTACTATCGCTTCAACGGCGCAAGCGTAGCAACTGCAACGCAGGTCATTAGTGAGAACAGTACAATGTTCCGCACTATCAAGAAGCATGAAATCATCTTGGAGCAGGCATTAACAGAACTGTGCAGGATTATCCTGCACCTCGGCAATGAGGCGATGAACGCCGGACTTGATGAAGATGTTGAAATCAGTATTGATTTTGACGATAGCATTATCGAGGACAAGGACACTGACTTTTCGCGCGATATGCAGCTGCTGAACGCCGGAATCATGAACGATTGGGAGTTCAGAGCCAAATGGTTAAATGAGGACGACGAGACAGCGAAACAGATGCTGCCGAAAGCACAGGATATGACCGATGAGGAGGAAGAAGAAATTGAATGAAATTCCCCATCACACCGGAGTATTTAGACGCTGCTCCTGAACCAATCGCCATTGCGATGCGCGAGTTGGAAAAGGATATTCTGCGCGAAATCTGTAAACGGTTCAAACTGACCGGAGAGTTTAACGAAGTCGCAATGAATGACATTCGCGTCTTACGCGCCTATGGTCTTGATATGGACGCTATCGAAAATATCATTTCCAAGCACAGCAAAGAGACAACGCCGCAAGTACAAAACGCGCTTGAGCGTGTAGTTGAGTACAACCAGAAGTATTACGATGAGCTTGCAACCAAGGCGAGCGTAACCGAACCGCTTTTCTGGGTGTCTGCCGCAGATATTGCGCAGATACAGGAACAGACGCTTGACGGATATCGAAACATTACTCGTTCACTTGGCTTTGCAGCGCAGACAAACGGCAGAATCACATTCCAGCCAATCGCAAAGGCATATCAAGCAGCGTTAGACAAAGCAGAAGTGAAAGTGCAGTCTGGAGCGTTTACGTTGCAGCAGGCGTTTGAGGACGCTGTGCGAGACCTCGCAGACAGCGGCATATACACCATTGACTACGCAAGCGGACACCGTGACCACGCGGACGTTGCGGCGCGTAGAGCCGTTCTAACGGGCTTGAATCAGCTTACGGCAAAGTATGCGGAGAACGCCGCAGAAACGCTTGAAACTGAACTGTATGAGATTACAGCGCATAGGGGAGCACGCGACGTAAACAAACCGCACGTTTGGTCAAATCACAAGAAGTGGCAAGGCAAGGTTTACAGCACCAAGACCGGCGGCAAGTATCCCAGCATTTACGCGGTTTGTGGCCTGGGTGAAGTTGACGGCTTGGAAGGTGCGAACTGCCGACACCACAAGCACCCCTTTGTTGAGGGCGTTTCCGAGCGCGTTTACACCGACGAACAGCTTGAAAACATTGATAAACCACCGTTTGAGTTTGAGGGCGTTACTTATACAGCGTATGAAGCAACGCAAATGCAACGCAAGATTGAACGGACGGTGCGAAAGCTGGAGCGCCGTAGAATCGCCTACAATGCCGCAGGAATGGTAGACAAAGAACAACAAACATCTATCCGCATAAAGCGCTTGCGCAAAGAATACCGTAATTTCAGCCGTGCAGCGCAGCTTCCGACACAGGCAGAACGAATGAAAGTAATTGAATAAGAATGCGCTGCGCAAGCGGTGTTTTTTTATACCCAAATTGTCCGACAGGACGTTAAACAAGGAGATTATTTTATGGCTGACACTAACAATCAGGCACAGACCAACACCGGTGAGCCGGGCAACACTACTGCACAGCAGGAAAAGACATTCAGTCAGGCGGACGTAGATAAGATGATCCAGTCTCGCCTTGAGCGTGAACGGAAGAAAATGCCCAGCGAGGAAGAACTGAACGCATTCCGCACGTGGAAAGACAGTCAGCAGACCGAGCAGGACAGAATGAACAACATCACCAAAGAGCGCGACACCGCAGTAAGCAACCTTTCGGCGGCGAACGCGAAGATCGAACAGCTCGAGCACGAAAGATACGTTTCGTCGAAGGGTTTCACCGGTGACGAGGCGGAATTTATCGCATTCAAGGCTGCGAAGATGGTAGATGACAAGACCACCTTTGAACAGGCTGTGGATGCAATCGCGCAGGAACGTCGGCCACGTACCTCGTTTGATTGGACTGCGCCTGTAGGCGATGGCAACCAGAAAAACGCCCCCAACGCGGCAATGAACGCGCTTATTCGTGGGGCAATCAAGTAAGAAAAGGAGCTTTTAACAATGGCAAATAACGTAATTGACCGCAATTCCCTTTCCGGTCTCATCCCGGAGCCGGTAACTCGTGAAATCCTTCAGGGCGCTGTTGCAGAGTCGGCAGTACTGCGTATGGCTCGCCGCCTGCCGAACATGACCAGCAAGACCCAGACCATGAACGTTCTGGATATGCTGCCGACCGCTTACTGGGTAAACGGCGAGGTTTCCGGCACTGGCGCGGCTGACTCCGCAGCGTACAAGCAGACTACCAAGATGGCATGGGACAAAAAGAAGATTTACGCCGAGGAAATCGCGGTAATCGTCCCCATCCCGGAGGCAGTTCTGGATGATGCGGATTACGACATCTGGGGTGAGGTTCGCCCGCGCCTGGTTGAGGCGTTCGGCAAGAAGATTGACGCTGCAATCCTGTTCGGTGCTGACAAGCCCGCAACGTGGCGTGATGGCGTTGTTCCGTCTGCAATCGCAGCAGGTAACGGCGTAGCGGCTTCCGCAAACGTATTCGGCGATATCATGGGCGAAAACGGTCTGATTGCAAAGGTTGAGCTTGACGGTTATAGCCCGAACGGCGTTGTATCCGCTGTACAGATGCGCGGCAAGCTGCGCGGCCTGGTGGACACCACCGGTCAGCCGATTTTTAAGACTGACATGCAGGGCGCGTCTCGCTATGCTCTGGACGGAATGGATATGTATTTCCCGAACAACGGCGCATTTGATCCGACTATTGCAAAGATGGTTGTAGGCGACTGGTCGCAGCTCGTTTATGCTATCCGTCAGGATATCACGTTCAAGATTTTCACCGAGGGCGTTATTCAGGACCCCGACACCAAGGCAATCCAGTACAACCTCATGCAGAACGACATGGTTGCACTGCGTGCTGTTATGCGTCTGGGCTGGGAGATTGCAAACCCGCTGACTGCTTACAACGAGGACATCGAGAATCCGTTCCCGTTCTCCGTTTACGGCAACGGCGGCAGTGTTTCTACCGTAGCCGTCAAGCCGTCTACCGCAAGCGTGGCAAAGGGCGGTTCTAAGCTGTTTACCGCGTCTGTAACCGGTGACGGCATTGTTTCTGACAATGTAACGTGGGCGGTTTCCGGCGGCGCAAAGGGCGGCACCAAGATTACGGCTGATGGTCTGCTGACCGTTGACAAGAACGAGAGCGCGTCCTCTCTGACCGTTACCGCAACTTCTCAGCAGGACGTAAGCAAGAATGGCACTTCTTCTGTAACTCTCGCCTAAAGGAGTAAAACATGGTAGAATACGCATTTTATAAAGCGACTTATCACGGCAATCAAATCACCGAGGACGATTTTCCACGTCTGGAAAGTCGCGCCGAAGCGTATCTTACCTATCTGACGCGCGGAAAGATTGATGATTCCGACGCAGCGAAAATGGCGTGCTGCGCGGTGGCGGAACAGTATCAGATCATTGATACGTCCCAAAACCGCGCGGCTTCTGCCGAGCAGGAAAAGCAAAGCGAAAGCGTCGGCTCGTGGTCGGTCAGCTATCGCAGTAGCGCAGAGATGGCACAGGATGCAAAGACGCAATTACGCAGTGCAGCAGAAATGTATCTGGCGAACACCGGTATACTTTACCGTGGTGGGAGGTGTTGCAAATGCGATTACCTCACACTGTGACGCTGTTTCAGCCGTCCGGCAGAACCGTTTTAACCGGTGTGCTACTGGAAAGCACGAGAGGCACGGCAGTAACGAAGAACGCGCAGAACAGCGCTGATTCGGTCACTCTGCATATTCCTATTCCGTTCGATTTAATAGTTTCGCCGGAAAAGGATTATTTCGCGCGTGGTGAAGTCCCAGACGAAGGGAGTTACCAGAAATGCCGCGAAAAGCATGAAACATACCGCGTTACAAGCGTTTCGTTGTATGACTACGGCGGACTACAGCATTTGGAGGTGGGCGGTCGATGATCCGATACTCTCTAAACATCAAACTGCCGGATAACGTACTAAGCAAGCGCGTTGAAAAGGCGAATGCATGGCTGGTAGAGGAGATCATAAAAGATACAGATCAGTTTGTGCCTGCCCGCACCGGCGTATTGGCTATGAACGTGCAGCGGCACGGACATACCATCGTGTATGCCTCTCCCTATGCACGATTTCAGTATTACGGCAAGGTGATGATTGACCCGGCAACCGGCAGTACGTTTGCACCCAAGGGCACACGCAAGGCATTGACAGATCGAAACCTCAAATACAGCAAGGGAATGCACAAGAATGCGCGTTCTCACTGGTTCGAGGCAAGCAAGGCGTTGAATGAAACGCGCTGGATGGAAGGAGTGCGCAAGATTTTGACCGATGAGTGAGAAATTGAACACGGTAACAGCTCGTGAACAAGACGGTGTTTCACGGGCTGTTCTTTTATGGCTGAAAGGCTATGCTCCCGAAATTGAGTTTGAATATCTCCCGCCGGAACGGTCAGGAATGATGCTTACCAGTGTACAGAGCGCGTATAAAACTGCACAGTACATTGACGGCGGATATGCTGCACAGTACCCGTTCGGCGTGATGTATCGCGCCCTGCCGACCGACAGCGAGGAACGTCTCGACGTTGAATCCTTGCTGAATGAGCTGGGAGCATGGGCGGAAGAAAACCCGCCTGATCTCGGCGAGGGAATGACCGTCACATCTGTTGAGCGAACGACCCCTGCGGGGCTTATCGCTCGATACGAAGATTTAACCGAGGATTACCAAATCCTCTTAACCATTAACTATGAAGTTGAGGTGTAAAAATGGCAACTGAAAAGATTAAACGTCCTCTGATTGCACACTTTCTGGATACTACCGAAAAGATGGGCGAGTATTCCACTGCAAAGTGGGCACGAATCGGCAAGAACGTAACCGAAGCATCTACGGACTACGGTGCACAGACTGAGACCGAGCAGGATATTATCTCTGATTCTGCAACTACTGAGATTACCGGCTATCAGCCGACCATGAGTGTTTCTCAGCAGTGCACCAAGGGCGACGATGTGTTTGAGTTTATCGACAAGAAGCGTCGCGCTCGTGCTACTCTGGCAGATTCTCACGCATGGCTGCTGAATGTGGACATGTGGAATGCTACCAGTGACAGCGACACTGCGACTTATGTCGCAGAAGTACAGGAAGTATCTGTACAGGTTGATACATACGGCGGCGCAGGCGGCGAATCTCCGACGCTGGAATATACGCTGAACTATGTAGGCGACCCGATTCCGGGCACTGTTAAGATCACCGGCGGCGCACCGGTATTCACTGCGAACGTATCCGTATAAGGAGGTAACGAGGAATGGATAGTATCCGCGTAAACAGCGGCGTAAAGGTTATTGAAGTCAACGACAAGGGAGAGACGATCTCCCTTCCGCTGTCTGATGATAGCTTTGTCAAAGGCTTTTTCGACCTGCTGAATGAAATCAAAGACAAGGCAACGGCTATTTCTGAGAAGAAAGGCGACGTTCTGGACACTCTGGACGATATCGTGGCGTTTGACAAAGACGTTAGGGACAAAATCGACGCGCTGATTGGCGAAAATACTTGCGCGAAGGTGTTTGGCGCGGTTCTTCCGTCCTCCGACCAGTTCCTTGATTTCTTCGCACAGCTTACCCCCATCATTGACAGCCACGTTGAGAAGCGTGCAGCAAACATGAGCAAGTACAGCGCGGAGCGTGCCGGCAGTGTTTAACATGCTGCTCGACCGCCTGCCAAGCTCTTACAAGGGGTATCTAATTCGCACGGATTACAGAATCGGCATTCAGATTTCCCTTGCACTGGACGACCCGAATTTAAGCGATAATGACCGTGTATGGGTGGCATTATCCTTGCTTTACGGAGCAGGGATGCCACCCATTGACATTGCACTG